CCCCTATAGCTTTTTGCGTATGGTGTTATTCAAGTATCGTTGATATGGTCAGACAAACTACTATTTGTTTTTGCGAGGAAGAATAATGTACAGACCCTTACCAGATTACTTGACCATACAACCAAGCAAGATAGATGGTTTAGGTCTATTTGCAATCAAAGATATACCTGCTTATGAAGTCATAGGAATGACACACGCTAAATGGTATGGAGAACCTGATAACTTACTACGAACACCACTAGGTGGATTCATTAATCATAATGACAAACCTAACTGTGAGATACAAGGTAAGATAACACGATACCTTTACACATTAGAGGATATAGAAGCAGGTACAGAGCTTACAGTTAAGTACACAATGTACAAATTAGAGGAAGAGTAATGGGTGGATGGGTCCTGTGCAATAGATGTGATGCCTACGCACATACACATAATGGTGGTGGGCTAGTAAAAGAATCATTTTATTGTGAGCCATGTTACCCAGAAGTAATGGAGGAATAATGGATAAGTATGACAATACTTTTGAAGAAAGAAACAAGAAAAATAAATATGATATGGCTGATGAAGCTATGCAGAAATACTTTAAAAAAGAAGGGCTAGTTGAAAAGAAAGATTGGTTGAAGTTAGGAACAGAGCCAAAAGATACACCTGATATGAAGATGATGTGGTTAGCTTTACAAATACTCTTAATGCCTGATTATATCTTTGTGATGAAAAACAAACTTTATGTTGCAGAAGTAAAAGGCACACTTAAATTTAAAGAGAGTGACTTTAACAAACTAACAGAGATGTATAACAAAGCAGAAAAGTATGACAATGTACGAGTAGGCGTAACTTACTTCGCACATCCTGATGCTGACCCTGTTTGGTTGTCTTATACTAAGATAAAAACACAGTGGGATTATGATGGAATACCTATGCAGTACTATCCAGAGCTTGACTTTGAAGGAAACAAGAAAGCATATAAGGTATTATTAAATAACTAAAAAGCCTATAAACATTGAAGATTTACTCCTCTTAGGATTCGTTTTAAGGGGAGTATTTTTATAAGTGGCACTATGTACCACAGAAAATTCACAAAATAAAAACCCTGTGTGTAAACAGTACTTGACAAACTAAACGACTTGTGCTATACTGGATTATACAACAAACAAGGAGGACCAGAAATGGCACGAAATAAATGGATGGAAGATATGTTTAAAATCCCATCACAAAAAGAACTCTCAAAAAGAGAAGAATTACATTGTGGTTGGGGATGTGGCGAAGTATTCTTTGATGAAGATAAACAAGACCAACATCAAGATACTTGTGACTATGATGATGATGATATGATTAAATAATTTAATCTAACTAAACCCCTGCTAATTTAGTGGGGGTTTTTTTTATACGATTCTTAGGTTATCCCAACCTTTTTTATTTATCGTGAATGTCAAGACACCAGGATGTGACCACATACCAGACCGAGCAGTAAAATCTATACTCTTGTCTAATGATGGTGACTGAAACCAAGTTCTATCTCCCTGCTGCTTGGCTCTGAAGTGATGATAGTGACCTGTTACTAAAATCTCACACTCACCAGCAGGTAAGAAACCATACATCTGACCTTTCCACCAAGATTCTATCTTAGCTTCTGCGTTACCACCACCACCACTCATGTGACCATGTGTCATGCCAACCTTTATGCCTTTAACATCTAATACTTGATGGAAACCAGTAGGTACTTCTACCTTTACCTTCTTGTATCTTGCAGGATTAGCTTTCATTATCTCTTCACATATCTGTAAGTGCATAGTATCAGAGTTATCTAATCTATTAGTTGTGACTTGTCCTTTAGATGACCTTGACATTTCACCATGATTACCTGGTACACCTGCTAATACTAGCTTGTCAGCAAGTGGTAGAAAGGTATCTATTGTTTTCATAATAAGACTTCTTGCTAGTGCGTACTGCTCTATCAAAGTAAGCTCTATATTATGTGGTTGTGAGTCATAAAAACCATAACAATTCTCTGTTAAATCACCAAGTCCTACCATATATATCTCATTGATAGCTACATTTGCCTTACGCAGTTCCTTAATCCTGTTTACTGCGTCTTGTAGGGCAACCTCGTAGCGTTTAAGGGTGTTCTCAACGCCATAATCTTTCTTACCTAGCTGCCAATCAGCCATAAAAAACATAAAGGCTGTGTCACCACCACTATATTTAGTCTTAACTGGTGCTTTCTTCTTAGCTTGTTTAAATAATTCTTGGAAATACTTGTCGTGACCTGGTACTTTCTGCTTTACAATGCCTTTAAAAGCAAAGAATGTTTCTACTTGACCACCTTTTAACTGTGTATTCCATGATGATGCACGAACTGTGCCTATAATCTCATACTTCTTAGGGTCAAATCCCCAATCTCTAAGTATCTCATCATATTTATTGTGATAGTTGGGGTCAGTACCTACATGTGTAAGCTCACCCATACCTGTTTGTGGATTTATGTCATAGCCAGGTTGCCAACCAGACTTATAGAAGTTGTTACCTAGTTGTTCACCAGTATATTTCTTTTTCTTGGGCATCATACCTCCTGTTCCCTGTTACCAATAGTATACAGAGATGGTATGACTATTAAAGGTTTAACTTATTTTTTTCTTTGCGTATGTCTTGATAACTGCAAGTGCAGCACCACCACCAGCTAATGCAGCTAACTCTAATGTATTTGCATCAACAGATATCAAAGGTGCAACAACTAAAGCACCAAGGAATGCTTCAATGAAAGTCCATATAGTTCTTTCAAGCATATCTTTAAGTTCTTCACTCATTTTATAACTCCATGATTCTGACCAAGGTGTCCACCAGACATCCTTCTTGAATGTACCATCTTGGTTTCTTTTTCTTTTAAATCTTTCAAACATTATGTAATAAGTCTACCTTTAAGCATAGCATTGGTTTTAATAACATTTCCGTTAATCTCTTCTAATTTCTCCATAACAGTGCTAGTTAGTATTACATCATCAGTTGCTTTGTTACTTGCACCATCTAAGTTAATTTTGCTGTACTCTATGGTAACTTTCTTACCTTGTAATAATTCTGAAGCCACTTTTGCATAGAGTTTCTTGTACGCTACAGTGCTGCTGCCTACCATACCATTAAAGTTTATATCTAAATCTTGTTGAGTTTCTCCGACAATAAGACATCCCGAAGTATGCTCATCAGTGTTTCCAGTGTGTATCAGTATATAGGTAAATCCTGGTACATCTTGTATATGCAACATACCATAATGTGCGTTCTTGTATCTCTCTGAATATTTAGCGTGAAAGCCACCTGTTTTTCTAAACTTTATATCGTATGTACCTTCAGGTATGCAGGTTTCGTGCATTACTTTTACTGCTTGGTATTGGTCTTCCAGTGTATAGCACTCAAACTTACCATCTATAAAGAGCAAACCATTCGTTGCATCTTTACCAAACTGTGTTCTTACTACTTGTAATTTCATTTTCTAAATCCAATCGTTAGTAGCCATATGGCTAGTGTTATTATAGTAGCTAGTCCTGTTACTTGTTGTGCAGACCCAGTAAGAGTAAGTGTTGCAATAACTAAACCAACCAAAGTCCAACTAAGGTTCAATGTTTCTTTAATTGCTTCTATTAACCAAGCCCATAACTTTTTAATCATTAGCTTCTCCTAAAAATAAATGCTGCCATACTAGCTATTCTAGTCAAGATTACAGGAACTACGACTTCTTGTGCTTTTTCTTTTTGGTCAGTAGTCATATCATCTCCTATATTAGCAATGGTTATGTCACCTAAATTGTCAAAATCTACTAATATTTCTATAGGATTTTCTAAGAAAGCCTCATACTGTACCTCTGTTACAACATCAGCAAGAGTATAGTTTTCTACATCTGCATTCTCTACAGCTCTCTCTACATATTTTTCTACTGCCTCTGCTACCACCTCATCTTCTTTTACAGCTTCAGCAATAATCTCTACATCTTCTGTTTCTACCTGTAATACTTCTGCTACAACTTCTACCTGTTCCTCTGTAAGTTCTTCTACATCTTCAATAGCTTCTTCTACTACTGCTTGTATAACTTCTTGTACTTCTTCTGATACTTCTTCTAAATTCTGTACACCAACATCATTAACTTCTTCAAGAACTTCTATGACTTCTTCTGTTTCTAGTTCCTCTACATACTCTTCTATAGCTTCAGCAACTTCTTCTTCTGTTGCATCTTCCTCTACAATAGGAACTTCTACAACTTGTTCTATCTCTGCTACTTCTACAGCTACTTCTTCTTCTGTAAGTTCTTCAGGTTCTTTTACTTCTTCTTGTATATCCTGGTCTTTGACATCTTCCTCTTGAATTGCATCTTCTCTGATGATGTCATCTCCTGGTATTTCTTTATCCAACTCATCTTCTACTAGTTCTTCTTCTATAATTTCTTCTTCTATAATAATTGTTACTTCATCTGGTATCTCAATGACAACTTCTTCAAAGTCAAACTCTTCTTCAAGTATCTCAACATCAATCTCCACTTCCTCTTCAACAGGCTCTTCTTCTTTAATAGGTTCAAGTTCTTCCACTTC